TGACGGATTATTCCGTATCTACAAAGTAGGTCGTAGAAAACTTGAAGGTACAATGTATAAAGAATCTTATTTTATATACTTTTGTTCTGAAGAATTGATGTTATCTGAGCAATATAAAATAAGCAAGAGATATAAAAATTCTTTGATTTCAGATAATGTAAAAGACATATTAACAAATTATTTAAAAGCACCATCAAGCAAAATTCCTAGTGGTAATTTTGAGACAACTTATGGCAAATATGATTTTGTGATACCTACATTAAAACCATACGATGCTATTAATTTTATGACAAATTATGCTAGGCCAAATCCATCAAATCCTGGTGCAGATATGTTATTTTTTGAAAATAGATATGGATTTCAATTTAGGTCTTTACAAACAATGATGCAACAAGAGCCTTATTATGTTTACACTTATAAACCTAAAAACATAAACTCACAGGATTTAAATACTAACGTGTATAATGTAACAACCTATGAGATATTAGATTCTTTTGATACACTAAATGGAATTACAAGTGGAACTTTTGCTAATCAATTAATTTCTGTCAATCCTTTGACGAGAGAAAAAAAAGTAACTAATTTTAATTATAGCAATTATCAGAAAAAAGCAAAAAATTTAAATCCAAATCCAATCATTGATAATTCTATAAATCGTAAAGGTGATAGTTTAAATCAAACATCACAATCTGTTTTAAAATTGATTTTTTCTAATTTTGATAGTAAAAGTACACCAGCTATTAATGCTTTACCTGGTGCAATGGGAAATGATATCTATGCAGAAACATTCATTCCTTATAGAACTGCACAATTAGGTTTAGCAAACTATACAAGAGTCAGATTATCTGTGCCTGGCGATCCAAATTTAACAATTGGTAAAGTTATTACTTTTAATCTATTAACAAGGCGGCCAAATAGTTCAGACCTAGATAAATACTACTCTGGTAATTATTTTGTTACTGGTGTAAGACACCTGATTGGTGGCGAGAATTTAAATGAATATAAGACTATTTTAGAAATAACAAAAGAAAGTGTACCAAACCCTTATCCATCAAATGATAATGGTACTGCTTTGTGGAGTAACGCTGTGAAAGGAGTATTTTAATGTCCAAAGGAGCAAATAATTTTAACTTTGCTGGTCTAAACGGTTTTGTTTGGTGGTTAGGTGAAGTTGAAAATAATCAAGATAAATTAGGCGTTGGTCGAGCTCAGGTTCGTATTTTTGGATGGTATGGCGACGATATTCTCACAAAAGATTTACCGTGGGCTATGCCAATGCATCCTGTAAATAATAGAAATACTTTTCAACCATTAGAAATGAAAACCGATAGTCAGAGTGGCGATTGGGTATTAGGATTTTTTATGGACGGAGAAGCGGCACAATTTCCTGTAATGATGGGAGTTTTGCCTGGATTTAATTCACCAAAGGTATAATAAATGGCAGATGCAAATACTATAACTCTACAAGATTTTGTAAGTATCTCAACATCAAATAGTAGACCGCAATGGCCTTATGAAGGCAATCCAGGAAAACCTGGAATACAAACAGTACCTTTTCTCGCAAGAGGTGCTGTACAATACACTGCTATTAATTTGGCAAATAATAATTTAACTCATGCTTGTGATATATCTTTGACAATACCTTCTATTAATATATCAATTGGTTCATTAACACAACCTTTAACTGACCTTTTAGGCGCCATTAAAACTGGCAAAAATAGAGCTGCAGCCATGGTACGTGCCGCTATGACAGCTTTAGTTAATCAATTTAGAGCTGCTTTAGATGCTATTATTGTTGCAATAGGATTTGATCCAACAGGACTTTCAAATATCACAATTACTTTAGGAAAAGATTTAGGTAGACAATTAGCTGCAAAACTTAAATCAATACAACAATACATTGAAGATGCCGCAACGGTATATTTTTTAATTCGTGACATACAACAAATTGTACAATGGGTTCAAACTTTACCAGATAAAATTAAACAAATTATACAACAATGTATCACAAATTTACAAGCATCATTTAATACAGTTGCAAATCAAATAAAATCTGTTGGTGCTCAAGTTACAGGAAGTGTTGCGGCTGCAACAACTCAGTTATCGCAAACATTACAATCTTCTGCCACATCATTACAAAATACTGTGAATACGCAAAATAGTAATTTGGATCCTGCACTTTTTCCTATTGTTGGCGGATCTACAAGTAATTCTGACCTTGAAAATTTTTCAACTTACATCAAAGGGTCTTTTCCTTCAACAGCTGATGTTATAGCAAATACATTTAGTACGCAAGCATCAACAAAACAATCTCCCTAAGAAAGTTAAATTATGGCAAGATTACCTGGACAACCTGATTTTTATACAACATGGATAGAGCCTGAATCTGCAGCAAATACTGCAAATCCTCCACAATATCCGTATAATCATGTTACACAAACAAAAGGTGGTCATTCATTTGAAATGGATGACACTCCTGACCGTGAGCGTATTCGTTTAAATCATAGGTCAGGAACTTTTATTGAAATGCATCCTAATGGTGATGAAGTTCATAAGATTTATGGTGATGGTTATGAAATTATATTACAAGATAAGAATGTAAAAATTTCTGGTAACTGTAATGTTACGATTGTTGGTAATTGTGATATGGTCGTCAATGGCAACTATACACAAACAATTAATGGAGATTTCGAACAACACATTTTAGGTAATTACACACAAGTTGTTGAAAAACAAGCACATTATACAAGCCAAGGCGATACAACAATACAATGTGGAGGATTTTTAGGAGGCGGATTAAAAATTCATACAGGAGACCATGTCTTAATTGAAGGCGATTTGGTCACAACAGGCTCTCATAGTGCCACTAATATTGTTGCTAAACAAAGAGTTGATGCTTTAGGTGGTATGAGTGCAGGAGTACAAGGATTTGTTACTGAAACAGGCGGAATTGCTGTGGGTACGGGTATTGCTGTTCCTGGTTCTGTAAATTCTATTGGTCCTATAGATTCAGCAACTTCTGTTGCATCACCATTAGCAACTCATGGAGTTTCTTCTTCAATTTTTGGATTTGACGTAGTTAACAATTTATTACACAATATACATACACATATATCACCAAAAGGACCAACAGGTCCACCATTACCACCTGAAGCGAGTGAATAATTATGAGTTCAATTTATGGAAGACTAGGATTTAACGGAAGCGATTCAGCAACTAGCAGTACAGTAAGTAATTATAATAGTAATGTAGCGACATCTATGGCATTAATGCCTCCTATGTTAAATTCTTGGCAAACGGCTGATGTTGCAAATAATAATGTTGGAGGTTACTTTGTAAATCCTGTCGGAACCGTAACACAAAATATTATGAATTTAGCAAACACAATTTATTTAACAGGAAGTAGTTGTAATGGTTCTTCAATTTCAGCATCTATTTCCGACACCATTAATGTGTTCTCAACCACAGCAAATACAATAGGTTTTTCTACTGGACCAAACTATTTGTATATCACAAATAGACAATCTAATGTAGTTGATATTGGAACAGATAATACCACCCCACATTATAAAACAGCTACAGGGGTCGGTAAATTAATGTCATATCTTGTTAATGCTAGTGATGGTGTACAAAATAACTCTCCAATTATGGGTAGTTTTACAAGTATTACATTAGGAAATACATTAAATTCTTTATATTCAACACTAAGTACTTATTCTACTATATTTTTTAATTCAATCGATTCTGGTACTGGATTATCAAGTATTACTGCAACTAATGCTAACACGTTGGCCAACACAGTCAATAGTATAGCAAGTCTGTTTTACACATATCCAGCACAAGATACTGCATTTTTTACTAATTCGCAAAGTGTTTTAAATGATTTTACAACAGTTAGACAATTTAGTAATCTTGGTCAAACAGAAACTTACTTATTAAACAATTACATAGGCACACCTAAGATAATATCAAGAATTGGCTAGGAAATTTCAAAATTTTTCGTTCCGGCCTAAAAATTCTCCGAAGGCTGACTTGATTTCCAAAAAGCGTTTTTACTTTTAGACATAAATAAAAGATGGCAACTTTACAAAAAATATATTCCGATTTGGATCTAACATTCAAGCGCTTACCGGCTACAAATGATGTAGCTTTAAGATATGACGACCAGTCCGTTATTGCTTCTGTTAGAAATTTATTGTTGACCAATTTTTACGAGCGACCATTTCAACCAAATTTAGGGTCAAACGTAAATACTATTTTATTTGAAATGGCTGACGGAATTACAAGTGGTATTCTTGAAAAAGAGATAAGAAATGTGATACAAAATTATGAGCCACGAGTTAAAATCAATCAACTTATAATTAGTCCATCCACAGATGAAAATTCTTTTAATATGACAATGAGTTTTTTCATAGGAAATAATACAAGAGCAACAACAGTTAATATGTTACTTCAAAGGTCAAGGTAATGGCTTCAAATACAAATATCAATATTACAGAATTAGATTTTACTAATATTAAATCTAATTTTATCAATTACTTACAGAATCAACCTACATTCAAAGATTACAACTTTGCAGGTTCAACAATGTCCACCCTCTTGGATGTGTTGGCCTATAATACACAATACAATGCGTATTATTTAAATATGGTTGCTAATGAGATGTTCTTAGATTCCGCAATTCAAAGAAGTTCTGTTGTTTCTCATGCAAAATTAATGGGATATGTACCTAAATCTGCTATTGCACCACAAGCAGAAGTAAATGTTACATTTAATGGCGTTACTGCAACATCATTTACTCTGCCAAGATTCACAAATTTTATGTCCGAACCAGTTAACAATGTAAACTATAATTTTGTTACGGAAACATCAAACACACAAACAGTAATAGCTGGTAGTGTAAGCTTTAATACAATTTTAAAACAAGGTGTACCTACAACATTTACTTATACTGTAAACAGTACGGCAAATCCATCTTATACATTCCAAATACCTGATGCTAATATTGACACTAGCACAATTCAAGTTATTGTACAACAGTCTACATCAAATACATCTTATACTGTGTTTCAACCAGCATCTAACTATTTAACTTTAAATAAAAATTCAAATGTTTATTTTTTACAAGAATCTTTAAATGGAAATTATGAAATTTATTTTGGTGATGGAGTTTTAGGAACAAAATTATCCGACGGAAACATTGTAGCTATTTCCTATATTTCTACTGACGGAACATTATCTACTGGTGCTAATAACTTTACTTTGATGGATTCTTTACATGGTTATACAAGTGTTTCGGTTAAACCTATTTTGTCAGCAACTCAAGGCGGTGCAAAAGAACCAATAGATTCCGTTAAATTTCAAGCCCCTAAATCTTTTGCGGCACAAGGACGTGCAGTAAGTAAGAATGATTACATTACCGCTCTACAACAAAATAATTTAGGATTTTATTTTGATGCAGTAAATGTTTGGGGTGGCGAAGAAAATAACCCTCCAGTTTATGGCCAAGTTTTTATTGCAATTAAACCTAGTGGTGCTTACCTATTAACAGAAACACAAAAACAAAGATTAATTGCAGAAGTGATTAAACCAATTTCAGTATTGACTGTTACACCAAATATTATTGATCCAGACTATACATATTTACAATTAAATGTTAATGTGTATTACGATCCTACAAAAACGATACTGACGGCATCTCAAATACAATCTGGTGTAACAAGTGCAATACAAAATTATGGTTTAACAAATTTAAATACATTCAATTCAACATTTAGTACCTATACTTTACTAACTGCTGTTCAAAATTATGATGCTTCAATTATTACCAGTGAATTTAATTTAAAATTACAGAAAAAGTTTTTCCCTTTATTGACCGGTAGTTCAACTATTCAATTATATTATAACACACCAATTCAACCAGGTAAATTTGGTAGTGGTATTATAAGTTCTCCATCGATGCAATTTGCTGACACTACAAATTTAACTAATATTATTGATGGAGTTTATATCGAAGAAGTTCCTTCATCAACTTATGGCGTAGACACAATTTCTATTGTCAATCCAGGTTATGGATATCAATCAGTACCTACAATTAATATTTTAGGTGATGGAACAGGCGCTAATGCTACTGCAACAATTGTTAATGGTTCAATTCAAAATATTACTGTAAATAACTCAGGTAATAATTATACACAAGCAATCGTAACCATTACTCCGGTTACTGGTGACACAACAGGTAAATTAGCCGCAGCTGTCGTTAATTTAAAAGGAAGATACGGCACACTAAGAACATATTATAATAATACAACAAATGTAAAAACAATTTTAAATCCAAATGTAGGCACAGTTGATTATACTAAAGGAGTTGTTACATTAAATTCAATTAATCCAGTAAATGTTGATAATCCGTTAGGTCAATTAACATTATCTGTAACTCCTAGCACAAACATTGTATCATCAACATATGATAGAATTATAACAATCGATCCTTATGACCCTAATGCAATCGTTGTTAATATTATTCCTCAAGTAAGTAAATGATATCTAACGGACAATTAACTTCAGTATTAGTTCCATATCAGCTGCCTGAATTTATTCGGGATAATCCTGACTATTCTAATTTTGTTCTGTTCATACAGGCTTATTATGAATGGCTGGAAGAAACTGGTAACGTTACTGATAGAACAAAAAATTTATTAAATTATAAAGATGTTGATGCTACAACAAGCGAATTTATTAATTATTTCTACAATGATTTTCTATCTTATTTCCCTAAAAATATTTTAGCCAATAAATCAGAAGTTTTAAAAATTGCTAAAGAGTTATACCAATCTAAAGGCACACCGGCTTCATTCCAATTTCTCTTTAGAACATTATATAATTCTGATGTCGATTTCTTTTATACAAAAGATGTTGTTCTTAAATCATCTTCTGGTAAATGGTATGTTGCAAAAAGTTTAAGACTGGCAAGTTCAGATACAAATTTTTTAGCCACATTTAATCCACCATTAAGAATTTTTGGAGAAACAAGTAAGTCAATTGCTACTATTGAAAATGTGGTGCAATCTCAAAATAAAATGGAAGTTTTTATTTCCAATATTGAAAGATTATTTCAATCAGGTGAGTATGTTCGTATAGTTGATGGCCACAATCAAGATGTTTATTTTTTAAATAGTCAACAAGTACCATCAAATACTGTTGGTGCTACAGTTCCTAGAGCTAAAATTGTAGGTCAAATTAG